TCCCACCACACAAAAAATATTTCTTGACATTTTTTCTCTCGTCGAGTAGAATATATCTTAATTAAATTGTCGCACCCTTTTGAGGAATTTTTTATGACCGATACACCTGTTTCTTTAGCCAGTCTTATGACATCAAGTAAGACGGTTACTATTGACTTTCCTGGTTATACAGGCTTTACAGTTGATGTAACTTATCTTGCTCGAGAAGAGCTTATTAAGCTTCGTAAAAGATGCTTAAAAACTAAATGGGATAAGAAAACCCATCAACCACTTGAAGAGTTGGATGATGATAAGTTTTTAGTTGAATATACAAAAGCAGTACTCAAAGGATGGTCGGGTCTTAAATATCGTTACCTAGAAGAGCTTCTTTTGGTAGATATAGGAGAGCTTGATCCTGATGATGACTTAGTTTACACACAAGAAAACGCAGAATTACTCATGAAGAATGGAACATCGTTTGATACATGGGTAACTGAGACTGTAGGTGAACTAGAAAATTTTACTCAACGCAAGTAGCAGAAGTAGTAAAACTACTTGAACGATATGTAAAAGAATCTAGTCAAAAAGTAGATATTGATAAATATCTTTTGCTGTGTGAACAATTAGGACAAGAACCTGATCCAAGTAAAATGCCACTGGAGGCTTCTGCATTTCCGCAAGAAGTTCAGGTGGCATTTTTTATGCTTGATCTTTTATCAGACAGATGGGAAGGAAACTCTGGTAGTTACTTAGGAAAGGATTGGAGTGCAGTAAATTTCCTCTTTGATTTATATGAGTTTGATGATAAAAAAGATATTATCTACTTCATGAAAATATATGAAAATTTAGTAATTAATGATAGAGCTGAAAAAGCAGAGCAAAAAAGAAAAGCCGCAGAGCGGAAAGCAAAGAGTAACTAATGGCAAAAAGTCGTAAAGTATTTATTGAGGTAATAGTAGACGATAAGGGCACTACCCAAAAGCTTGCTGTGGATGCAAATAAATTAGAAAAAGCTCTTGCAGGCCAGAACAAACAGACAAAAAATACAGATCGCGCTTTGCGCGGTGCTGCAAGCATGTCCTCTAATACTACTAAAAACTTTAGTAAGATGACACAAGGCATTTCTGGTGGTATTGTTCCTGCTTATGCCGAACTTGCTGCTCGTGTATTTGCTGTTACTGCCGCTTTTCGTTTCTTACAGGAAGCAGCGGATACTCGTAATCTTATTCAAGGTCAACAACAGTTTGGTGCTTTGATGGGGACTAACTATGCAGGTATAACAAAAGCCTTACAAGATGCTACCAATGGTCAGCTTCGATTCACAGAAGCTGCGCAAGCAACAGCAATAGGTACAGCTGCCGGTCTTACTACAAAGCAGTTAACTGGTCTAGCTACAGCAGCTAAAAATGCATCCTTTGCATTAGGAAGAGACTTAACAGATTCATTTAATCGTTTAATTCGTGGTGTTACAAAAGCAGAACCAGAACTATTAGATGAACTTGGTATTATTCTGCGATTAGATCCTGCACTTAATCAGTATGCAGGAAATATTGGCAAAACTGCAAAAGAACTAACAGCTTTTGAAAGAAGTCAAGCTGTTGCAAACTTTGTTTTGGATGAAGCCGAAACAAAATTTGCAAAGATCGAAAGAGTTATGAATGAAGATGCTTTTGCTGTAGCTCAGTTTGGTAAAGCTTTTGATGATGTTTTAAATACAATTAGACAGGGACTAGTTACCGGATTAACCCCTGTTCTTCAATTTTTATCAAAAAATATAGGGTCATTAATTTCTTTGTTTGGTCTTTTAGCATTACCATTACTCAGATCAGTAATTCCTAACTTAGAAAAATTTGGAGAATCAGCACAAGACGCAGTAAAAAAAGCAAATAATTTTGCAGAAAATGCCGCAAATAAATTTAGAGACTTAAGTAAACAAACTCGTATACTTGGAAAAGATATGGATGAGGTTAGAACAAGTGCTAAAGATTTATCCACAGGAGCAGGTATAGGCCAAGGCCAAACAACAGGAACAGGTTTTGCATTCTTCTCCGGAGAAGATGAAAGCAGACGTGCACAGAATAATGCTAAAAAAATACTTGAAGGAGCAGAAAGACAACTTGAAGAATCTGGAAAAATTAGTACTGGAAAACTTAAAAATTTCAATGATGAGCAGTTAAGGGATCTAAGAGAATCTTATAACCAAAGAACTCTAGTGGTCAAAACATTTGAAAAGAAAACGAGACTTAGCTTTCAAGGCATTCGTCTAGAAGGAACAAGATTATATAGACGTTTAGAAGCTGGAGCAGCTCGTACTTTTGGCTTTATGGCTAAGCAAGCAACGAGAGCTGCAAAGGTTATAGATTTTGCTTTTAAAGCCGCAGGCTTTCTTGGTATTGCCTTATTGCTCATTGACTTAGGAAAAGCAGCAGTAGAGTTTTTGCGTCCTACAAGCAAGGAAGCAGAAAGAGCGCAAGAAGAGTTTGAAGCTCTTGCTTCAAAAACTGAGGAGCTAAATAAACATATAAGTAAAGTTGCTGAAATAAGAGCAGATTTAGGGTTGCTAAACTTTGCCGAAGCAGCAGTTCAGGCAGGAAACGCTCTCAAAGAAGTACAGCTAGGAGACTTCATAAAGCAAATAAATACATTGCAGAAGAGGTCTGGAATGGACGGCTTTAAAGAATATCAAGCAGATGTGCTTAATACTGCCGAAGGTCTAAAATCTCTTGGAGACGAGTATGCTCCTTTAAGTCAAGCAATTATAGAAAATAGAAAGATAACAGATAAAGAAGCAAAAGCTATGTCGGCCAAAGCAGAAAAGGCTATAAGAGCTTCGAATGCTCTTCAACAACTTCAAAATGCTCAAAAAGCTGTGACCACAGAAACAAATAATCTTGTTAACTCTATTGCAAAAGTGCCTTTTCAGAGTCTAATTAGTGCACTAACACAAGACTATAGCTTACAGCTGGAAGCGGATATAAACTTAGATAGAGCTGACTTTGACAAGAAACTTGCTGAGTACGACAAAAAAATAAAAGAAAGTCAAAAATTAGTATTCAGACCCTTAGGACAGGGACCGCCGCTGCCTGGACAAGCAATAGTTGATAAGCCGGGAGATGATAGCTTCTTTCCACAAAAAGGTTATCTAATTCGTTCAAGAGCATCTAAAAAACTCGAAGAGGAAACACAGGCTGCAAAAGAAAAAGAAATAGCTCTGGAGAAGAAAAGAAAGGATCTATTAGACCAAGCGGGAAGAAAACTAGCCAATGCTTTAGATACTCAAAATAAAGCACTGGGTATTGAAGAAAGTATAAATACTAGAAAGAGACAAGCCGCTGAGATAGATAAAGTTAGACAAGATTTAACTTCTCAAATAAATAGGCTTAAAATATCAGAGCTAAATCAAGAAAATAAAATAGATCAAGCTAAGCAAAAGGAATTAGCTGCAGAGTTAGCAATTTTAACTCTTAAAGAGGAACAAGTTAAACCAGAAGATCAAAGAATGCAAAATGCCTCTAGAGCACTAATGATAGCACAAGAGGCAACAGCTATAGAAGAAAAGAATCTAGAAAATGTTAAAGCATTGAATGCTTTGAAAGAGTTTCAGATGACTATAGATGAGAGAAGATTAAGAATACAAGAAAAAATACAAAAATCAGAAGCTCTTATAGCTAGAACAAGAATAGCTCAAGAACGAGCAAAAACTCCTGGTGGAGGAACTGTCGGTAGAAGCAGAGTACAGATTGGAAAAGACGATCGTGATATTAATCTAGCAATAAAAGAGGAACAGATTGCAAATAATTTACTAAGTATAGAAGATGCTCGAGAAGCTATCACTAGAGCTCAAAGAAGTGGTAAGCTTTCTGAAATTCTTTCTGCAGAACAGTTAGAAAGACAAGCTATAACAAGAGGAATCCAGCTAGAAAGAGAGTTGGAACTTATTGATAATATTGTTCTTCAAGAAACAGAAAGAAATCGACTGGCCATAGAAGATGGAGAAAGAAAGCTTTCAGCATTTTCACTTTCTGCAGCCGTCGAAGCTGCAAATCTTAGAATTATTGAACTACAGAACCAGGGTGTCGAGGTAAGTGAATCTGAAAGACAAAAAATTATTGAGCAAAATGTTGCTTTAGAAGAGCAAAAACTACTTATGTCAAATCTGAATAATCTTCGATCTACTATTGAATCAGGGCTGGCAACTGCCTTTCAAAGTATAGTAGATGGCTCTATGAATGCAAAGCAAGCTTTTGCTGTAATGGCAAAATCTATATTATCAGCAATCTCTCAAATGATTATTCAGATGATGGTATTTAGAGCAATAGCAGGTATGGCAACAATGGGTTCAGGAGCAGGAGCAGGAGCAGGAGCAGGAGGTGCAGCTTCTGCGCCAGTGCCAATGATGGCTAGACGAGGAGGTATGTTTGAATCGTACTCCACAGGAGGAATAGCTCGTGGTAGAGAAGCTGGGTATCCTGTAACATTGCATGGTACAGAAGCTGTAGTACCTTTACCCAATAAGAAGTCAATTCCTGTAGAGTTTACTGGAAAAGGCGGTGCTGGCGGAGACGTAAATAATATAAATATTACTATTGCAAGTGATGGTACTAAAAAGCAAGAGGGCGGGGATGCTGGAAAACAATCGAGAGAGTTAGGAAAAGCAATATCTTCAGCGGTTCAAGAAGAGCTACAAAAACAAAAACGACCGGGAGGAATACTGAGCCCGTTTGGAGCAGCATAATGGCAATTGGTTTTACAGACTTAAACTCAGTTCAAAGAACTCCAGATAAAACACTTACTAGGAGTAATAAACCTCGAGTAATGAAAATTCAATTTGGAGATGGCTATGAGCAAAGAATACAGGAAGGTATAAACAATATTACCCAAGAGTTTTCTGTTGCTTTTTCAAATAGACCGAAAGCAGATATTGATGATATAGTAGCTTTTTTTGATAATAAAGCGGGAGTAACTGCTTTTAACTTTACTTACCCTGATACTAATGCCACAGGATCTGAAAAAACTATAAAAGTAGTATGTGAAGATTATAGTCAAAGCTACTCCTATGACGATTTTTATAGTTGTAGTGCAACTTTTAGAAGAGTATATGAAGCATGACACAACTTGATAAAGAAATTCAAAAACAAGATCCCGGTTCTGCTTTAATTGAGCTATATGTTCTTGAGTACTCTGCTAATACCTTTGCTTATTTTTTTGGAGGAGTAGAGGAAGACTTAAGTTCTATACAATTTAGAGATGAGAATGGTACTGTAAGAACTTATGAGCCTGTTCCTATAGTTGCAGAAGGATATGGGGCACAAAGTGACGGATCGGCTGCAAGACCTGAATTATCAATAGGCAATGTAGGCAACACTTTATCCAGTGCTATTGGTGGTTTAGATATAGAAGATCTAATAGGACAAAGACTAACAAAAAGAACAACTCTTGAAAAGTATTTAGTAGGAAATGCAGGAGATTCTACTCCTCCCTTAGAGTTTCCTAAACATACTTATATAATAGACAGGATAAAAGATAGAAGTATTTTATCTGTTACTTTTGAATTAGCATCTCCCTTTGATGTTGCAGGTATAACTCTTCCTAGAAGACACATTATTGGAGGAAGTTGCCCTTTTAGATACAGAGAAGCAGCCGGATCAGTTGCTGCAGCTTCTAGATGTGGAGGCTGTAACTGGGGTCAAAAGTCTGGTTTTGCTACAACAAGTGCTTCTTCAAATGCAAGCAGTACCATATATATGAATCGTTATGATGAATATATAGTAAGCGACGACATATCTTTTACTACATTTACAGCAGGCTCTACAACTGCATCAGCAGGAGGATATTATAAAACTGTAAGTAATGTTGCTAGATTGAATGCAAATGGTACTCTTTCTAATGCAAATACTAATAATTATTGGCAAGCATTAGGCGCAACTAGTGTTACTCCTTCTGATACTAGTAACTCTTGGAGAAGAGTAAGAGTATTTGGTACAGGAACGTCTAATACATATTATGCATACTCAGACTCAAAGAGAAATGACTATATTCTTTTGTCCGGAAACTTATGGCAAGCGCTTACAACTAGAGTTAGCCCAGCAACAGCAGAAATAAAAGAAGGACTTAATTGGACTACAGGGGATGTTTGTGGAAAGAAAATAAAATCTTGTAGATTAAGATTTCACTCTTTGCCGCATCCAAGTGTGTCTGGAGGAGTAGATATAGCAACAGATAAAAAAGTAACATTACCTTTTGGAGGCTTTCCAAATGTTAAACAGCGAAGATAAAGCAATAATTAATGATTTATTTGAGGATTATCCAGAAGAGGCATGTGGCCTATTAGTAAATAAAAGAGGAAAGTTAGTTTGGCAAAAGTGCGAGAATATTGCAGACAATAAACTAGAAGATTTTAAAATCTCACCTAAAGAGTATGTAAAAGCAAGATTAAGTGGCGATATTTATGCAATTGTTCATAGCCATCCAGATGTATCTCCCGAGGCTAGTGAAGCCGATAAAAGAGCAAGTGATCATTTAGGCATACCTTATATAATATACTCTCTTCCGCAAGCAGAGAAATATGTTTATTCTCCAAAAAAGCTAGAAAATTTACTTTTAGGAAGAGAATACAGTTTTGGAGAAAATGATTGTTGGTCTTTGGTAAGAGACTACTATAGAAAAGAGTTCAGTATTGAACTGCCAATGTTAGAGTTTGAGGATGATTGGTGGGAATCAGGGTTAGATTATTTTAAAGATTTACCAGACTCTTTTGGCTTTGTAAAAGTTGAAGAGCCACAAAAACACGATGTTATAATATTTAACATTTTATCGCCAGTAGGTAACCACTGTGGCGTATATTTAGATGACGGCGTATTTATGCATCATGCAGTTAATCGCCTTTCTTGTAGAGAATCGATTTACGGTATATGGGGTAAATCTATTATGGAGTATTATAGATGCAAACAGTTTATTTAGAAGGTAATTTAGCAAAGTTTGGTCATAAGTGGGAAACTTCTTGTGGTACTATTGCTGAGGTTCTTAGATTAATAGAGTGCCAAACGCCAGAGTTTAGAAAGCATCTAATTGATGCTCATGAAGCAGGAATAGAGTATCAAATACAAAGAGGAAAAGAGCTAGTTGATATTGAAGAATGCTTTTTAACATTAAAAGACGAAGATATCGTAATAACAGAAGTTCCTGCAGGCTCAAAAGGTGTTGGCAAAATATTGGCCGCAATAGCTATTATAGTAGTTATAGGCTTAACAGGACCTGCCGGCTTTTTTGCTAATATTGGAACAGCCTTAACAATGACAGGAACAGGATTTGCCGGCTTTGCTGCATCAGCAGCAGCTCTTTTGGCTGTAAATTTAGCAGTCATGGGTATAGCAGAAATGATGCTTCCAAACGCATCTATGGATGGAATGGAAGAAAATAGAAATTATTTATTTTCTGGTCCTGCAAATACCGTAACTCAAGGTCAAGCAGTGCCCCTTGCCTATGGCGAATTAATTGTAGGTGGTGCACCTATTGCTTTAGCTTTTTCTCGTACTCCTATAGTTCTTGATGGAGGAGAAGTAGGAGGAACAGTTGGTACTTCTCCTGTTCTAAAAGAGACAGTAAATCTTATAGCAGGTGATACAAATAATACAGAAGGAACTCCCGGAACAAATCCGCCTCGACGAGATCCGATTATGGAATTTATTACAGATGATGAAGCCTTTAATGCATTAGAATACATTGGCCATATTGGGCTAGCTTAGGAGTTAAATTATGCCGGGTTGGGGACAAAAAAGTGAAGCAGATCATGAAGCGGAAATACAGGCTCAAGCCTCTGCGGCTGCTGTTCCTAAAACTCCACAAACTGAAAAACAGTATGGTGTTGCTACAGATGTAATTTCTGCAGGAGAGATTCAGGGATTAGTAGGTGGTTTATCTGGAGTATTTTTAAATGGTACTTCAATAATTGATAAAGCTACCTATGATACTCTTACTTCAAAATCTGCAAAAGCCACTGTAACTGGAACAAGTGTAACAAATGCTAATGGTCTTTTTAGTGGGGTAGACTTATCTCTTGGAGATAGATACCTAATGGTTCTTTCTGGCGGCCCTACAGGAAACTTAGGAACTCTACCTGGGTACAGCTCTCAGTATGCTGCCAAAGCAGGTTCTAGTATTCTTTATCTTCCTAACAGTGTTACTCTCCCCTCTGATATTTCAAATAAGCCTGGGAGCACAGAAAAAGCTACTGTTGATGATTATGTTGTTCAACGAATTCGTGTTCCTGGAGCAGGTCCAGATGGAACAGTATACTCAGGAATTGTAACAGGAACAGGCACGCATCCTACATACGGAAATTGGGTTCGGGTAAGCCCTAAAATTAGCACAAATGTCTCTTCAAGTGGTAGTAAAACATTTTCGTTTGACACTGTTCATCAAGTTACTTCTATTAGTAATGCAAATACTGCAACATTAGCAACAGGTGTAACCACAAATAGAACTCAAAAAGCTGTAATTTTATCTGAAGCCATTGTTAAGTATGGGGATACAAATCAATCAATAGCATATGATAATGCTTATGCTTACTTAAAAAGAGGAACTCGCTATCAAACTCCAATCAGTAAAACACGTGGTTATGGTAGTATTGGCAGCTCTTTTGTTATTGGGCCAGGAACAGAGCTAACTTGGTTCTCTGGACTTGGAAGCGTAAGAGTAGGAGGAACTGCTAGTGCTACTTTTATAACTCCTAGTCAGTTTTCTTTTGCACAGGGTTCCAAAGAAGAAATTGATTATCTAAATATTGCTATTGAGTTTCCAAGTGGTTTAATATACAAAAATATTGATGGTAAGGATCGTACTGCAGCCGCAGAGTTTCAGATAATTTTAAACTATAAAAATGACTCTACAGACTCAGCCTTTCATAAAGCACTACTACATGGAAATAACTATGGTGGCACTGAATTCATTTCTACTCTTCATCAGGCGAGTGCTTCTCAAAATACTAAGTCTAGTAGCAATAGTTGGGTTATAGGTACTGGAAGCAATCCACAGATTGATTATGATGATCAAATAGATGGATATTTTAAAGGATC